ACACTGAAGAAGAAAATGACATCCTAAGTAAAAAGCCCTCTAAATGAGGGCTTTTTTTATTTGTTAAATTCTTTGATACGTTCTACATAGTTGACCATGCTGTGGTCATAAAAGCTGTCGAACCATTGACGCTTGCGCCAAGCAGCTCTGTAGCCTCTAAATCTATCTTTGAAACGTTGCCATGCAGTGGCATTTCTGATGTTTCCATATGTATTGATATAGTGCAGTGTTCCTGCATGTTTGTAATACATCAATGCAAATGGTACTCTAGGAACTGCATCGTTGTTGTTTACAAATCTATACAGTGTGTAGTCTTTGTTGAACTGTTTGACCCATCCAGGTGTTCCTACTCTGGGTGAACCATAGTTGTAGCAAATAGTACCTTTGGGCAATCTACTAGCAGCAATGGTGCTCATTGCGCCACCTAGACTGTGACCACATGTAAATGCTTGATCGAATTTCTGTTTGTCTAACCACGCTTCAATGTCTACCCAAATATCATCTACTTCATTTTTAAATCCTTTGTGTACTCTACCTACACCCAATTCATTTTTTACATGAAAGGCTTTGGCATCAGCAGCAAGGTCATTCATTTGTGTTGGCTCAGTGCCTCTGAATGCTAGTATGATTTGTTTGTCTTTGGATAATCCGTATGCTTGTGCACCGTCTTTGTTAAAAAACACAACTTTGTTAAAGCCCATAAGTTTGGCTTGTGCTTTGAATTGTTTTTCGTCCAAGTATGCATGTTGTGCTAGTTGTGCAAACAACAGTGCATTGTCATAACTGAACTCATTTTTTACCGCCATTTTTCATCTCCTCAATAGTGCGTCCGTTTTCTGCTATACGCTGTTCGTTTTGAGCAGGTTTGCTGTCAAATATAACTTTCTCTATTTTCAAAACAGATATACGTTCATTTGGCACGTATCTCCAAACATAGTCGCCGTCGTATTCGCCGCCTTTTTTGTTGATACCAAACACAGTTTGAGTAAGACCAATTTTTACGATTAAAGCTCGCTCGCCATCCAATATGACTTTGTCGCCTTCGGCAAAGTCTTTGTTCATCTGAAATGCTACTCCTTTGGCTATTTTGGTAGCATAATCCTTAAACCATAATGTAATGACAAGTAATAGTAATGCACTTATAAAAGGCATCAATAGGTTGGTGACTTCAAGGCCCACACCAGTGGCACTCATTATTTCTGCGTCCATGTTCTCTCTCCTATTGTATTTATTGACATATAGGTTAAATACGTGTACAATACACAAAAAGGAACACCATGGCACACAGTGTAGAACAACTTTATCAAAAAGCAAAAGTACTGCAAGAGAAAGCACTTGAATTGCACAGAGAAAGATACAGAGTACAAGGCACTTACGACAAACCCTTGTGCAACTATATGGTGGATGATATACGTACTCTAGCCAGAGAAATAGAACGTGGGTTAATAGATCTAGATATAGATTTCGGTAAAACCAAATGATGATGCAACAACAGTTTTTAATAAGTTTGCCCACATTGGTAGACAGTAATTTCAGCAAAAGTTTAGTTTATGTTGACAGTCATGACGGTGACGGCGCCAAGGGATGGATTGTCAACAAAGAACTGGACAACAGAATCAGTGTACGACTGCGCAAAAGTATACAGCTAGCACTGAATGCACCTATATATTATGGCGGTCCAGTTGAGGTCAATCAAGCATTTGTTTTGCACAGCGATGATGTAAAGATCAAACAAACAGTGCAACTCAATGACAATCTGTGTGTGACCAGAGACAAGTCTATAATAAACATGCTCAACGAAGGCAACTATCCAGAATATTGGAGAATTGTAATCGGTTGTTGCAGTTGGGGTGCAGGACAACTAGAAAGTGAAATGCTGGGCAGTAGAACCAACGGCAAAGGATTGTGGATAAATTGTCCCTATGATCAACAGTTGATGTGGCAAGTACTGGCAGAAAATCAATGGGAAAAAGGTATTGAATACAGTGCAACAAAAAAAGTGGCAGATTATTTAAACTTTTGAGTTGACATTTACACACAAACACACTATATTATAAATATAAACAACAAGGAAATTCAAATGTCATACAACAGAACAGCATATAAGCCAGATTGGTGCTCGAGGGGAGAGGGCATGTTCTAGTGTGACATAAAGTTATTTTAGTACATGACCCTCTGTATTTCTACAGAGGGTTTTTTTATGGGTGTGGTGTAATGGTAACACGTCAGTCTCCAAAACTGAAGATAGGGGTTCGATTCCCTTCACCTGTGCCAATGTTGGAGTGGCTCGAATAGTTAGGCACTGGATTGCAAATCCAGTTTATGTAGGTGCAAATCCTATCTCCAACTCCAGTGGTCTGTTAGTGAAGGGGTAATCACACTTGACTGTCTATCAGGAATCACGGGTTCGAATCCCGTACAGACCGCCATTTTTACCAGTATGTTAGCGTACAACTTTGCAACCGTTTTGTAAATAAAAATACAACAAAAAGGCGTTGCAATGACACAAGCAGAATATAAATTCGCAAATGAACTGCATTATGCAGTCAAAGGTCATCTCATTAATCCCAATTATGACGAAGAAACTGTGCAGAGTATATACGACTCGTACTTTAAACGACTCTGGGGAAACCATGAGCGACTTGTATATAGTAGAGAACACTTCGAAAAACTTTGGGAAGAAACCTATGGTAAGCAAATCAATATCAAATTTAAGTAATGACGATTTAACATACTTAGAAACTTTATTAGGCAAAGAGTTTGCCAATCAACATGAACGCAGGAAGCAGTTTGAAACTAAAAATGGATGGTCGCCAGCAGATGATAGTGCTAAAGTTCTGAGACTGTTGAATGCTGTAAGATCTCAGAAACGGTTAGCAAATATAGGCGAATGGTAATCTAGTAAATACTAGATGAAGACGATTTATATACACGGCGCTACTGCCAGCGAGCGCAGTTTTGCTTTTGTTCAAAAAAGTATCAAGGCAAAGAGTCCAATATACTTGAACTATGACAAAAGCACAACTGCAAAAGATAACCTAACAGACATGTACAAGAGATTGGAAGATGAAAAAGGCCCATTCTTTTACATATGTCATAGTTTGGGTGGAGTATATGCAACTTATTTGCAAAAACAATTTCAAGACCGTAGCATAGGATGTGTTAGTCTAGCCACTCCATTTGGAGGTAGTGAAATTGCCAGTTGGGGCAGCATGCTAAACCCAGGATACCAATTGTTCAAAGACATTGCTCCTACCAGTAGTTTTATAAGAGACAGTAGACGAACACCAATTGCAATACCTTGGACACAGGTACTAACTACAGTGGGCGATGTTCCTTGGTTAAGTGGACGCAACGACGGTATTGTGACACACAAAAGCATGACATGCAGAACAGATGTAGAATACGAACAAGTGGACCGCAATCATTATGAAATTGTTCTTAGTCAAAGAGCGGTTGACATTATCAAAAAACGAATGTATAAATAAACTGTTAGCGTTGAAGCAACGTGGACATATACTGGACCTCGGGGCGGTACCGAGCAGCTCCACCATAAGTACATTTGATGAGTGTGTTTATGATGGGGCTGAAAATAGGATCGACAGGTGTGAAAGTGAAGTGGAGTTAACCGGTTGACAGCGTAATAGGTCAAAATTCACAATTGCAAATGACAATCGTGCGCCAGAAATGGCACTAGCTGCCTAATTAGGTAAGTGGGGGTTGGCAACACACCTAGCAACAGAAGGTGTTGCGCTAAGTTGGATTCTATATCATCGCAGTCACGGAGACAAACAAATGAAACCAAACAAATTTTTTGAATTGACTGTACAGGATATTGATATTATTGAATCTGCGCTCAATGCCAAAGTAAGTCGTAGAACACATGCTGTAATACAAGGGCAAGGCGATAGAGAAAAACTAATACAAGAAGCCAATCAAATCAGAGATCTGTTGGGCAGACTGCACAATCAAAAGCATTGGTATCGTCCAAAAGATGATACCTATGTAAGCGGATAACTGTTGCAAACTTGCAACAAAAATAAATATATGGACAAAAAGTCTTGATTTTTTAACAGAAAACTGTTAAATACACTAGGACAACGCAAGAAATTGCCTTGTCTATTTTTTATAACCTAAGGAAAAAATGATGAAAAAACATTTACTAGCAATTCTTTTTGCTACTGCATCAACAGCGGCATTTGCTGAAGAAGCAACAGTAGCAACAGGACCAGTATTGTCAGGTGAAGTATCACTTGATTTTGCACAAGATGCAAACGACGACTGGGGCGGAACAATGGGTCTAGACCTAGGTGTTGATGTCACAGGACTAGCAACAGTTGATCTAGACTTTGAAGCAGAAGATGGTGGCGCATTAACACTTGACACATGGAAAGTCGGAACTGAAGTAGGCGGTGTTGGCATTGCAATGGGCGACGACCTAGGCGTAATGCCAGGTGCAGAAGGTGAACAAACACTAGCAGCACCAGCAATGGCTGAAGCAATCAGCATCACAACAGGAAGTGCAACTGTAGCAGTTGGCTTTACTGATTGGAGCACAGACATCACAGACATCAGCAACGTACAAGGTGCTTACACACTTAGCCTAGCAGGGCTTGATGTGACTGCCGCTGGCGACTATAACCTAGACACAGAAAACACTGTACTAGGTGGTAGTGTTGGTACAACAATGAATGATCTAGCACTAACAGGTGTTGTAACATATGATGTAGATGCAGAAGCATTTGGCTACGAAGGTGTAGTTGGTGTAATGGGTCTAACAGCATATGTAAACGGTGACGACACAGATGCGTTCCAAAACGTAGGTGGTGAGTACAAGTATTCATTGAACGGTGCTACACTAACAGCAGGTGCTAACTACAACGTTGACACAGAAGATTTTGCTCCAACAGCGGGCATCAGCTTTGCATTCTAAATAATTCCTATGCGGTACCCTACGGGGCATCATGAGTAGGATGAAAGGGCGGTAGAAATATCGCCCTTTTTTACTGAATACACTCTTGACATTTGTGGGTAAATACACTATATTATAAGTATATTCACACAACAAGGAGACAGTGATGTTTGCAGGTTATGAAGGCTATATAGCCGTAGCGATATGTTTATTTTGCACTTGGCTAGGCTATATGCAAGGCAAACGCAGTGGTATTGAAAGTGCTATCGAAGGTATGGTAGCATTGAAACTGTTGAAAATTCTTCCCAATGGTAGAATAATCGCTGGACCCAATTTAGAAACCAAATGATTAGAAAAGAATAGAGGTTTTGAAACCCTCAGATAAGAAGCAAATTTATGCTAACAAAAAAGCTCACTGTTAACAACAGTGGGCTTTTTTAATAAATATCACAGTGACGCAAATCAAATCTATATCGCTGTGGCTACTACTTGTCTTGCCTATGCTGTCTGCTTGTCAGACAACCACCTCCACACCTGTAGACACTGCCAGAGAGTATATTGGTTTAACTGAATGGCGCAATAGACAAGAACTCAGAGAACTAACAGGTGTAGATCCTGTGCGCACAGAATGGTGTGCTGCTTTTGTGAATGCTATACTAGAACTAGAAGGCATACCCGGCAGTGACACTGTGAGCGATTATCCACTTACAGCAAGAAGTTTTTTAAAATGGGGAGAGGAGATTGATCCCCAAGACATAAAGCAAGGTGATGTTGTAGTTTTCCCCAGAGGCAATCAAGGATGGCAAGGTCATGTTGGCTTTTACTATGGTACTACTGAACAGGGTTATTGGGTAATACTGGGAGGCAATCAATCAAACACTGTGAGATATGATTTATATAGACCCAGTAGAGCTATCGGCATAAGACGTTGGATGGAATAAATACTCATATAGGAGTATAACTATGAGCGCAAATGGTATTAGCACTCTTGCAGTAGGCACAGATATTGAAAACAAAGAAGCAAGACAAATTGCCAAACTTGACATTGCACAAGCCAAGCGTCAAGGCAAAGTTGTTGCAGTTGATGGTACCATTACTGGTGTTGTTGATGATACAAAAACATATTATCGTTATTGGAATGTATACGATAGGCTAACACTGCAAGGCCCATATAATATTGCAGAAAACCTAACTTTTAACAGTCAGCCACACAGACCATGGACCAGTAATGTCAGCGGTGCTGCCGTTCCTGTAGGTACTCCTACAGTTAATACTCTAGCTGATGCCAGTACACAGCCAACAATTACAGGTACCTATGACAATATCAACAGCACTACATTTACTGTCACTGTAGACGGAACAACCTATACCTTAGGTACTGATCCTGAACTAACAACTGATGGCGCTAATATGTGGACACTTGATTTGAACGGCAGTGCGCAAACATTGTCCACTGATACATCATATGATGTAGTAGCTACCAGTAATGGCACTACAAGTGATACAAGTACCAACGAAATTACAACAGTCAGTGCAATCGAGGCAATTGTTACTGATGCTGCAACAACTTTGGAAATTTGGTACGATGGCAGTGACATTACACAATTCCAACCAACCAATCCAGCAGATGGTGATGGTATTACACAGTGGAACGACAAATCAAACTTTGCTCACAATGCTAACCCAATTGGTGTAGGACCTGCGGCACGTGCAACATACGAAACCAATGAACTTAATACTTACAGCGTAGTACGATTTGATGGCGATGCAGGTTTAAGTATCAATCCTTTTGCAAGTCTCGCAGGCAGTGCAGCACAAACAGTATTTGTTGTTGCCAAAGGCACAAACTTAGGCACTGGTACACAGTATCTAACAAGCACAAACAATGGCGGGCTTGCTATCTATCACGATGGCACAGAATGGAAAGTTAATACCAGCGGCGGCACTGGTGCAAGTGGTGTGGCAGGAGATGCTAACTGGCACATCTTTGGACTTGTGTACAACGGAAACGGAATTGGCGATGCAGGTAAATTAAAATTCCGCTATGATAAAATAGAACAAACACTAGACTTTAGTGCAGATCCGGGTGTAAGCTCAACACTATTAGGAACAACAAATGAATACTACTTTGCATGTCGTGACGACGGTGTAAGTCACTTTGTAGGTGATATAGCAGAAGTATTGATGTTTAACAAAGTATTAAGTGCAGGAGAACTTGCAGACGTAGAAGAATACTTGAACACACACTGGGCACTAGGATTATAATTGAATGGGCGTACAAAATCCAAATAGCACAAACTATGTACACGCAGATGAGCCAAATATTCTAAACCTACACAAGGCCATGGAATACAATGCACTTGGGCAACCCATTATCCGTACAGTAGCAGGCGGCGGAACTGGCGGCATTGATGCGTTTGGTCGTATGCAAGTTGCACAACCATATACACTGTTTGACAGTCAACATCGTTATGCAGAAAACGACAAGTTTTTTACACAAACAACTGGAACAGGCGCAACAGCACATGATGCAGATGCAAGTCTAGTAGACATGTCAGTCACAGGAGCAGGCAGTGTTATCCGTGAAACAACTCGTGTGTTTACATACCAACCTGGCAAAGCACTGGAAATATTCAACACATTTACAATGGCAGTAGGTGCAACTGGACTTACACAGCGTGTGGGATATTTTGGTGAACAAAATGGCGTTTACTTGGAACAAGCAGACGGCGAACTATATTTGGTATTGCGCAGTTATACCAGCGGTGCAGTGGTTGAAAATCGTGTAGCACAAGCAGACTGGAATACAGATACACTTGATGGCACAGGCAACAGTAAAATAACACTAGACGAAACAAAAAGTCAGATCCAGTTTATTGATATTGAATGGCTAGGCGTTGGCACAGTACGTGCTGGTTTTGTAATTGATGGTGCGTTTGTTATTGCACACAAATTTCATCATGCTAACAGTATAGTAGGAACATACATGACCACAGCAAGTTTGCCCATACGCTATGAATTGACCAGTACCGGACCCAGTGCTACAATGAAACACATTTGTAATACTGTAATCAGCAGTGGAGGTTTTACACCCAGCGGATACAGCAACACTGAAGGCAGAGGACTAGCATACTATACCATGTCTAGTGCAGGTACATTCTATCACATGGTTAGTATCAAATTAAATTCTAGTAGATTGGACGATGTTGTAATCCCAACTGATGTCAATGTAATGACAGACAGCAACACAAACTTGCAGTTCAAACTAGTAAAAAATGCAACTTTTTCTACACCTTTGGTTTACACAACACACACCAATGGCACAGTTGATTACAGTACAACAGATAGTGCTGTCACTGACCAAGGAGAGGTGTTGTTGAGTGGATATATTGTTAACAAAGGCGAGGCACGTGGATTCAATCCTGCAGAACTGCAAAAACTACAGTTAACAAGAACTACTACCAGTGATGTGTTGAGTATTATTGTGACAGCAGAATCACCTAGCACCAAAGCAGCCGGCAACATCAGTTGGATGGAACCGCTACGCAGCTAGTAGTACAATTGCTAGATATATTGTGTAGTGTAGTATTTGGTCTATAGCTTGAACTTTCCAAAATGTATGATTTTTAGTACTTAGATTTGTTCTCAGTACATATTGATTTTTGGTATAATCTATTGCAAAATGCAACACAAAGTCCAACAGTGCAAACAACAGTGCATTCACAACACCTGTGAACAACAGTGCAACAGCAAAAGTCAACACAGCATGATCACCACAGTGTATCCAAAGTTTGGGATGCTTAAAGTTGTTTTTATCTCCAAACTTTGGTTTATTCAATCTGCCCTGCATCCATAGATCAGCGATAGCATGTTTGACCAACAGTAGATAGAAAAATATGGTCACCGTTTTTTACTACCCTTGAACACATCACGTGCATTTACACGGATAAAACGTTTGTTGGTTTCGTTTTTGTTTGGATTTTCTATAGTGAGTACTACATTTTTACCTTTCAAAAACGCATTCAGCTGATTCATCATTCTACGTGCAGGATAATCTGGATCGCTTTTGTCTCGACTCTTGGTGGTACCAACAACACCCTTGCTCACATATTGAGCTCTAAGTTTTTTCTTTCCCATTATGGTGCTCCAAACATATCTACCAGAGGAGGACCATAAGTTCCGCCTGCCCATGCTAGTGCTACGATAGTGATAACACCATACACCAGCCATTTCATCTTGAAGTCATCTACTTCCATTTTTAGTGCAACCAGTTCATTACCAAGAATTCTTACTGCTATTTCTAGTTTGCCTTTGTCGTCAGGTTGTGCCATGGTCTTCTCCTTTAGGACTTGACTTTTCGTTAAAGTATGTATATATTTACCTTGTCGGATAACAATAAATACCTTACCATGGAAGATCCAGAAGAAGATTGGAAGAACTCATGTGATGACCCATGCGATGATGTGACACATTGGATAGGATTAATATGAGTAGAATACCAATAGAACAGCATAAACCGTGGCCCAAAAAAGTTTACAAATATCATGTTGTAAACAGTAAAGGTCAAGATGTTGAAACTGATCTTCCCAGTGAAGATCACGCTCGTGTGGTGATTGATTATTGGCACGATCAAGATGTGCATGACTTGCACATTGAAGTTGAACACAAACCACAGGTAAAAAAAGGGTTTGGCAGAGATCCAGATCTACACTAAAAGGTTGACATTGTCTACTAGCGATGCTATATTGTATATAAACTAACAGTGAGGATATGCATGACATTTGAACAAGCTATTCAACTTAAAAAGTTTAACGATGATTATTACGATAATCAAAAAGAGCGTGAAGTTTGGAATGATGAACCTTTGACCAAAGAACAATTCTTTGAGAAATGGTTATGGAGAGACGAGAAATGCGATACTTTGAAAAATGTTTCCACACAGTAATTATTGCTGGATTGATTGGATTAATAGCCAGCACTGCCAGTGCTGATACCAGCAGTTTTATAACTGAAGGCAAGATTATTCGAAAAGAACCAATCTACACACAAGTACAACAGCGAGATCCTTATCAAGAGTGCTACACTGTTGATGTTCCTGTGTACGGCAACGTAGGTAGCGGCAATGGTGCCAGTGCAGGCGATGTACTGGGAGGAATGATCATAGGTGGTCTGATTGGTAAAGGTGCTACTGGCAAAGACAACGGTGCTGCCGCAGGTGCAGTGATTGGTGGACTAATTGCCGCTGACCGCGGACAACAAGGACAACAAGGCATTGTTGGCTACAAACAAGAAAATCGTTGTGAAACAAAATACCGAGTTTCATACAATCAAGTTGTTAATCAGTACAAACTTACTTTTAGAGTAGATGGACATGATATTGTGTTTACAGTCAATCGTGCTCAAGGTGAGAATGCATTGATTGGTCAAACAAAACGTATTCGTGTAAACTATCAATTTTTAAACTAAGAGGTTATCAATGAGTATGCATCTAGTTGGTCCTTACATGACCACTACACAGTACAACCGTCGGCGCAAACCCACTAAAAACAAACGTGAACTAGCTGCACAAGCAGAGCATGAAAAGTTTTTACAAAAAATGGGTGTTAGCGATTCACAACTCAAAGAAAAACTATATGATGAAAACGGCAAGCGCAAACACTATGGAAAGATTCCTGACTATTCAGAACATCAAGCAACTGCTTCACTGAGTAATCGTATTGCAGGCAGTGCTGCACAAAAAGAACGCAATGTATATTCAGGAGAACGACAACTGCTGGGTGTTGCTACCATGCACAAAAGCAATATGGTACCCATCTTTGCAGACAAAAAAGAAGACGCCAAAGACATAGCAAACATGAGGCGTGGATGAAGTGGTATGATTTTCCAGTGATATTGTTTTTTGCATTTAATTTCTGGATAACAGTATTAACTTTGAACTTGATTTCTTTTGTAATCATGTGTATACTATGGTTGCAATATGAAGAATGGAGGTCACGTGGCAATTCACGCAATGATTGATTTGGAAACA